CTCCTGTTATTGTTTATTTATTAGACACCAACGATGGTGTTAAAATCAACACCTGTTCCGACAGCAACAAAGTTTAACTGAATGTAGTTGACAGAACGAGAAGGCTTAATGTAGATATCACCAACGAATTGATTTGAGTCAATAACATTTGATGTGTTATTGGTTGTGTCGCAAACCACTTTGAAATCTGTAATACCACGGCGACCTTTAACATCACGTAAGAAGGGAGTTACAGTTGCCACAAATTGTGCTCTTGTAAATTCATCATTTTGTTCAAACAAAGAAAACTTTGCAGCTTCTGCAATTGACTTCTCTAGTGTAATAAACAATCTACGTACATTAATTCTATCAAACGCAGATGGTCTTGTTGTTAATGTTTTGTCACCAAACAAGACGATGCCTTGTCCAGGGAAAGAAACAACTGGATTAACGCCTGATGCATAGATTGTATCACGGTCAGTTTTGCTTGGGTTCCAAGCCAACTTAATTGCATTTTTAATTTGTCCACGTGAGAAACCTGCTGGTGAATACCACGGGTCTCTAACGGTATCTGTGTTGACGCATAAACCAGCAACATCACCGTTCAATGGAATATAACGATAAACGTTATTATATTTGTCGTATTGGTATTTCCAACCAGAGTCAGCAACTGCATATGTTGATGTTGTTGCCACACTTGACAACCATGTTGCAATGTTTGTTACTTCTGAACCAGATTGATTAACAACTGATGAAGATGGTGGAGAAACAAAAGCTACACAATCTTTTCTTGTTGCTGCAATAGATGAAATTACATAGTTTTGAACTGTTGCACTTGCATCGCCTGTAATAATTAAAGATACATCAACTGTATCTTTATTCAAAAATTGACCAAATGCTGAAGTTGTATTTGCAGCTACTATTGCTGCATCAACACCGCCAGCTAAATTTACCGTTGACACACCACTCAATGAAGTAAAATTGGTAGTTGAAAGTCCACCCCATGTACCAGATTGACCTGCATAATCAGGAGGATCCATCACATAAACATATTTTGAATTATTGAAAACTACTTGTTTGTAGTAGTTTGAAACACCATTAATAGATGCATCTCTTGCTTTAGATACATACGCATATGTTTCTAATACAGTATTTGCTGAAGCAGAGAATAAACCAAGACGGTCAACAACAACAATGTGAAGTTCATCATCTTGACCACCTACCGCAGTAACATATTCAGAATTTCCTGGAGCACCTGGGAAATAACTCTTATATGTCCATGTTGCATAATCGGTTGAGTTGTCACAAACTGAAACAGTAAGTGAGTTTCCTAATGCACCTGCACAACGTGCTGCAAACGCACCATATGTACCAGAATTGTTTTGATTTAAATAAGTTGACTCATATACATCTTCGTTTGCAATTTTGATGGCAACTGAATCGGTTGAATTTTTAGCTAAATTACCAAGTGCTCGAACAATTTTTAAATTGTTTCCATATGCCAAATAGTTTGCAGCAGTAAAGAAAGATATTGCTGAATTAGAATCTGGCTGACCGAAAGTGTTTACGAGACCAATTTCACTATCAATTTGTGTTATAATGTTAGCTGGACCCCAACTAAATGTTCCAGCAAATGCACCAGCAGTAGTAAGAATAGAAGGTACAACTGTGGTTAAGTCTACTTCTGATACATTTACGCCTGGAGAGATTTGAAATGCCATTTTTTTTCTCCTTGAATTATTATGTGTTCTTCTGGTAATTAAAGAATACCATAGAGATATTTATGAAAGGCTGGATTTACAACCTATCAGCCATCCTTTTAATGAAGTTTGAATATGTGCCAGCACCGTCTGCAACTTCCCACAAATCACCATCGATAATCTCAAACTCATGTTCTAAACCATCTTCAATGATAGGTGCAGGCAGAGTTTCATCATCTACTTGATTCATATTCTCTAATTGTATCTGTTTACGTATGTCGTGGTTGACAATTTCTTTAAAATATTGTTGAGTAGTTACCCATGAAAAGATAACCAAAGACATAACCATATCATCATTTGCACCGTCTTCCGCAGAAAATGAGTTCTTTTGTTGAACAAAGGTTGTCAATTCTGAATAGGTATCAAAGTCATTAATTAATAGTTTGTCACCTTCAATCAAAGTTTTTAGGTTTGAACAACCAATAGCCTTGACTTGAGTTGACATTTTTAGACCCATTTGAATACCACGGGCAAAACCAGCCGACAATTGTTGTGGTTTCTTGTTGCCTGTAAATATCTTCCACAAGTTCTCATATTCAAAATCTTGGTGTAATGAATCTGCCACCTGTGGGTTGTTGTTAATTTCTATCAGTACATAAGCATCATTATAATACCTTGCGGTGTTATAGATGACAGTTGGAAAAAGAATTGCGGTGATTGACGAACTCTTATATGTTGCCACTTGTTTGTATGGCGTCTGTGAGATATCAATAACCGACATTGCAGAACTATCTAAATTCTTACCTTCTGACACATCAACACAGATACAATATAGGTGGTCTGATTTACCTTCATCAACACCTTCTTTGACTGGATGTTCATAGATTTTCAACAAATCGTGATTTGCAATTGGATCAGTATACACCAACTGTTGCAGCTTGTAACCAGAAATCAAAGTATTGGTTGAACCCAAGAATTCAGTTTCAAACTCTTGTTTGAATTGCCGTTCAGAGGTGTTACGAATTGTTTCTTCTTTCCACTTCTCATCACGGCCTGGTACCATTGACCAATGAATCTCAAAATTGGTATAGTTATTTTTTTTGTTTAATGAATCCATCCACAACTTGTAGAACAGGTTCATACCGTTCGGTGTAGACACAATAATAATCTTGGTCTTTTTACCTGATGAAATTACAGGGTAAACAGAGTTAAAGAATTCTTCCGCAATATTGTTTGGAACGAAAGCAAATTCATCTAAGAATACAATGTTAAATGAACCACCTCGAATAGCTGAACTAGATGTAGAGGCTGCAATAATCTTAGAACCATTCTCAAGTTCTACGTTACCTTTGTTCCATGTGACAACACCTTGTTGCAACCACATTGGTAAGTTTTCATAGGCCAGTTGATATTTGCCCAAAATATCACGAGCCAATGCACCTTTGT